GCACGCAGCAACGGAGCTGCAGTGGAAGCCGACAAGTGTCCAGGTGAGCTTGAGAAGCTCTGGAAGGGTTACAGCTGGCTAACTAACCCGGACGGGTCGCCTATGGGTCCCGAGGATGTGGTCATGACGCTTATGGGTCAGGTTGATCACCGCATCGATACGAGTCGTCAGATTCCCCGAGAGCAAGAAGAGGAGGTGTGCAGGGCTCTGGCCAAGGACTTACGGCTAACACTGGCCAAGGACGGAATCGACTGGCTCGACGAGGTGGGCCGCCTCTCTAAGTTCAGCGTCATCGCAGAGGACACTCTGATGGGCAAGACCATCCCGGCAGACCTGCTCATCCGCGAACTGGACAACCTCGGAAAGATGGTCAACAAGTCAGGCGATCAACTGTGGAATGAGTCAATAGCTCACTTAGTTGAGTTGACAGCCTGACCCAGTCAGCGTATATTTATGGGGCAGACATTCCTCCGAGGCTTTTTCGATGCCCCTTCTCGCAAAGTCAGTTGCTGACCAGTATCAGCAGCGCGAAGCATCCAAGAAATCCGAATCCAAGTCCAGCAGCTACCTGAACGCCAAGGACATCCCCAGTGAAGGCCACATTCGCGTCACCCCCTGTGGCAATGACAGCGTCACCGGCTTCCTCGTTTGGACGAAAGACGGCAACGACTCCACCAAGCGGATCAAAATGCTCTTCGCTGAAGAGCCCTCCAAAGCTGACATTGAGCGCCGTGCAGACGAGTGCGGTGCATTGCTCGATGGCAAAGAGCGCTCCTCGCAGTTCTTCGGCGTCTTCGTCTGGAACTACGAAGCCGAGTGCATCCAGTACTTCGAGTTTGCTCAGAAGTCGCTGGTGCAGCCCTTCGTTGAGGGCCTCTCTGAAGAAGAGATCGCCGCTGATCCTGAAGCGTTCGACTGGAAACTGACCTGCGACCGCTCTGGTGAATTCCCCAAGTACGGTCTTCAGATCCTCCCCGGCTGGCGTCGTAAGGAGCATTACGAAAAGAAGATCGACGAAGCCTGGAGCAAAGTGGCCGAAACTGCCAACGTGCAAGTCGCCTTGTCCGGTGGTGACGTCTTCAAAGGACTGCCCTTCTGATCGCCTAACTCAGCCTGACTGGGCTCAGTAAACAGCCGAACGGCCTCATCGCCTTCGGCGCTGAACTGACCCCAGTCTTCCTCTGGGCAGGCACCCTGTGATCTGGCAGGGATCAGAGGAGCTGCCTTATCTCGGACGGTAGTTACTGGTCGGGCCAACCGGTGCGTGAGACACCAAAGAGATGAGAAAGGTAGGCGTCGTCCTCTCGTGGTGGTTCCGAAGCCGTAGTGGGCTCTCTTTAGGCCACGAGCCAAGCCCTCTGGCTGTAAGTCCCAGACCAACAATTCAGCAGAAAGATGTGCACTAACAGCCAAACAGCCGAAAAGCCTCGAGCGCTTTGTGCTCGACACAAGACGCGCTACTTACTCAAGCGCACCGACACTGATCAATTCTTTTGTTACCCAGGTGATGTCAAACCGTTCAATCAGTGGACCAATAATCCTGATCGCAGTCATCAGTGGGTTGATTACGACAGCTGCGCGGCTGCAGTCCAAACCGCTGAACGGGTCTGGAGCATCCCAGCAACAGTCCACACTATTTGCTCACCACTATGACCCCCAAGAAGAACTACGAAGTCACCATCCTTGGCATCGGCCGTCGTCCCCTGGTCAACATCTTCGAGGCCCATTCACCGGGCTATGCGGGCAGGCTGGCCATGGACAAGTACGGGGACTGGATCAAGATCTCGAGTGTTCGAGAGATTCAAATCCAGCAAGACTTACCGAAGTCAACAGCGTATGAGCGCACCCAGCGTCGCCGTCGTCGGATGGTTCAAGAAGTAGAAGTGAAGCTCCCCACCTGGAAAAGCAAGTTCACTGAACAGGCAGAGAAGGAAAGACGGCGCAAGGCAGAGCGAAGAGCAGCCATCGCCGAGTCATTTGAGCGTCAACGCGATGAAAGGGCTTTCAAATGACCCAACTAAACTGAGTCAAACCGCTGACTCGGCTGTGCCTATCACTTTTCCTACCGCCAATCCTCATATCGATCGGCGGAAGGATAAGCGGGGCTACGACACACCGTGCGGTCGCCTGCCGAGCGTCACCACGATCATTAAGGAGACTGCACCGCAGGAGTCCAAGGATCGCCTGGAGGCATGGCTGGCCCGCCCTGGTGCCCGTCAAGAGTCAGCTGCAGCCTGTCGCCGGGGGAGCTGGGTCCACCAGCAAATCGAGAACTACCTAGGCGGCTTACCGGTCGAAAACCACCTGGCTTTCGGAGGCTATTACCGAAACATCATCGGTTGGATCGAGAACAACGTGGTCGAACCAATCGCGATGGAAAAGCCGATTTTCCACCCTGCAGGGTTCTCCGGCACCTTCGACTGCCTGGCCTACTGCAGCGAATGGATGGAGCCCACCCTGATCGACTGGAAAACGAGCAAACGTAAAAGGTCTGCCGACCTCGTCGACGGCTACTTCGACCAAATAGGCGCTTACTCCCTCGGCATTAAGCACACCTATGACATTGAGCCCACTAAGGCCGTTTTGGCAATCGCCCGCCCGACAGGTACGGAGCCTGACATCTGGGTTATTGACCTGGATGAGATTCGTAACCGAGAGGAGAAGTTTCTACAAAGGGTCGACGACTACAACCGAGTCTTGGCCAGATTTGAACAAGTCGCCTGAAGCAATGAAAGGACCAAACCACGGTCTGGCATTCATCCAGATCGACATGCGTTTCAAGGGTGCGCTGGATCGCCTGTTTGTATACGACAGGTTTCTGTGTGAGCACGAGCTGAACCTGATTCTTGACGATCTAATCGATGAGATGGCGGGGCTTGAGTATGACGGACCGATACGGATCGTTCATCAGTACAAGAGCGGCGCGAAGATGGTGACACCTCTCGTTTTCCATCCGATCGACGAGTGATGCCTTGGATCTCGAGCGAAAAAGCGGATACGCAGATCTCGAGCGGATTTGCGGATTGCCTTGGATCTCGAGCGGATTTGCGGATTGTTTTTGGTGCGAATACACGACCGATCTGCGGATTGTGGAAAATTAGAATTCTCTACATAAATTGAGCATTTTTAGAATGCCTCAGTGAACAAATAGATAGCAGATCACTATCTATTAGTTACACAAACCCTCTCACAAATACAAACACAAACCCATGCCAGTGAAACTAATGCCAACCCAGGTGAGAGTTAGCATCACAAACTGTGCGGACGGTTTGTATCAGTTATTCGTGCTGGGCGAAGGTGGCCGGTTGCGGGTGGGATCACCGCGTCCGCTGTGCGAGGCCATGGCGACCGCCTACCGACTGGCTCACCCTGTCCGGTGAGATGAGCCCGTTCAACCGGTTGCCACGAATCGCCGTTAGGTGCTACGCGCGCGTGATCTATTTATTTATGACCTGCTGAGTGAGTGACAGCTGGCTAACCGTCACAGCTGACCTAGCTGAGTGACTCGCTGAGCCTATTGTCAGTTCAGTTCAAACAACTGCCCCATGCCTTCACCTACCACCGTCGCCATGGCTGGCGCTGCAACCGGCACCGCTTGTTATGTCGGCGGCATCGCTGCCTTGCTGGCTGGCTTTTCTTCCGGTGGCCTTCTGTTCCTGGGAATCATCCCTGCTGGCCTTGCCTGCCTGGCTGCGGAATCTCGCAGCTGACCTAACCCGGCCACCTCATCACCTCACCTCAGCTATGGGATTCACTCTTTACCGCGTCGACGCCGATTTGACCGAACCGACCGCAACAGTTATTGGCGTCGGGTCTATTTGTGAAGACCTGCCGACCGCTCAGGCAGAACGCGACCGTTTGAACGCAAATCCTCGCTACTGCAACGTCCGGATCGAGCGCCGCGATTATGGCGCCGTCCGCTGACCTAGCTCAGTCAATCCATCACCTCACCTCAGACATGTCCCACAATCCTGAACTCACCCGGGCCAGTAACGAGCGCCGCAAGTGGCGCGACCGGATCATCGGCCTCAGCCTCAGCGTTGAATCTGCCCGGGCCAATTTCTCACCCGGTGACGACTGGCTGCCACAGGATGACCGCGTGGCTTTCCAGATCGAACAGTTGCACGCGGCGATTGACGAGACAGCCGACCGCCTCACCCGCGCGGCCATGGCGCACCGCGCGGCGATTGACGAATTAGAGACGCGCCGAGAGGCCGATCGCCTCGCTGAGGAGTAACTCAGCCCAGTCACCTCATCACCTCACCTCACCTCAGATCGATGATCAAACAACCGTTGCCCGCACTGCAGGGCTTTCACCTCACCACTAAATTTCACGGCCCGGGATGCAACACCGGCAGCCGCGTCTCAGCTGCGCTTAAGCGCGATCAAGACACCACTTGGCGCGTGTTCGTGTCATGGGATCACCGTCTGACTGCCGCTGAGAATCACGCCGCTGCCGTCGCCAAACTCATCGCCCGGCACTGGCCTGAACCGGCTGAGTTCACAGATGAACACCGCGACTGGGAACTCACCGTGCCTCGGATTGTCGCCAGTTGCGGGCACGATCCCGATACCTGGCACTGGGTCGCCTGTGGCGCGTGGCAGTTCAGCTGTGGCGCCGCGTGGCTGGTTCAGCAACGAGAGGCCATGGGCCGCCCGTTCAACGCCACTCAGGAGGCCGTGCTGTGAGCGTCTCCGCTGCCCTCACCACACTGCTGTGGTCTGAATCGGTCTGCCCGGACGGTGAGACCGATGTGCCCGCCGACCACTACACAGCATCACCCGCGCTGATCGCCCGGATTGAAGCCGACTGGGACGCGTTCACCGATCGCCTGCCTGAGGACTTCGAACCTGAGAACGCGTGGCGCGGGATGAGCCCGGACCCTTACTGGGACGCGTGGGATCAACTGGCCCACGACTGGATTCTCACCCGTAACCGGCACGGCGCGGGTTTCTGGGATGGCGACTGGATTGAACCGGTAGGCGCTCACCTCACCAACCTTGCGCACCAATCCGGTGAGCTGTCGGTGATCCTGTGCGACCGCGAGATTCACCCCTACGGCTGAACAATCATGCTCACCATTGCAGAATCGACTCAGATCCTGAAATCCCACGGGATCACCGTTTTTAACCGCTACGGCAAGCGCTACTCCTTGCGCCGGGAGCATCCCGGTTATGGGACGCCTGAGAGCCGCTCACCGCTCGCTGAGTGGTTCAGCGTCACCGATTGTTCCCTGGGGGATGTGCGGGCCATGGCCCACGCCTATGAGGCGCTGAGCTGGCCTGAGACGCGCCGGTACGCTGAGATCGCCCGGATCGGCCTCAAGGCCGCGTGGGCGGACTACACGGCCCGCAGAATCGACGCTGAGCGCCTCGGCCGCGCCGCTAACGACTGGACGCTGCCGGATGATCCGGATGAGGCCGTGGCTCAGATTCAGGCCCGAGGCAGCGAGAGGGCGCACTGGCATACCCACCGGGTCTGGCAGGAGATAACCCGTAGCCGCCTCAGTGCCATTGCAGGAGAGGCCACGCCATGCTGAAGGCATTGATCGCCGCGCTTGCCGTTACGGCATGTTGCCTCGGGAACCCGGCCGCGCTACCGCCTGAACCGCCGGGATCAACTCAGCCCGGCTAAATACGCCACGCGGCCGCCTACGGGCGGTCTTTTTTATTGGCCGTTATTATTGACTTAAATAAGGTCGATTCAATGGCAGGCGGAGGCGCACAGTCAGGCAAGCGGAAATCAACTAAGCGCGAGATCGGCCATAAGGCGCTTCAAACGGCCGAGGAAATCAACTACTGCCGCAGGCGGATTATTGAATTCAAGACAGCTTTTCAGATTCGGCAGGAACTGTCTGAGCGTTATGGACTGGATGAGCGCACCGCCGACCGCCGGATCAAGTGCGCCCGCGAGGCGATCAAAGATGACGTGGGCCAGATCGACCGGCAGGAAATGGCGGCCATGCTCACCGACATGCTGCATACGGTCGCAGCCGAGGCGACCGCTCGAGGGCAGTTCAACAACACTATTGGCGCGATGAGGTTAATCGGTGAGATAGCTGGCATCACCGGCAACAACCGCGCGTAGGCGCACCGGCAGGCCACAGCACAGCACGGCCAGCACGGCACGGCAGGCCACAGCATGGCCAGCACCGGGAGCACGGCCAGCACCGATACGGCAGGGCACCGATACGCCCCTCCGTCCGCTGTGCTCCCTCACATATCGAGCCCCCCATGCCGGGTATGGCTGGCCAGTGCGAGGCAGGGTGATGCTGAGGATTGTGCGCAGTTAGCATCACATAAGGGCACAAATAATCTGGACGCAGTGTTATATAGGCTGGACTATCCCAGATCCCTTGCGGCGCAGTGCGTCCAGTGATTGCGTACCTGCCATGAACACAGGTACGCAGGACTTACCCCACCCCCACCCAAGAATTTTCTGCGCGGCGCGGGGGCGGAGGGGGTAGGTCCGAGGTGGAGCTAAGAAAGTTGACTTAGTTGCTGTAGTGACTCAGTTGCTTTACACTGCACCCCACCCCCACATCCAAAAACCCACCCCCACATCACATGAGACCTAGAGGATTCGGCCGCGGCTACGTCAGCGCGTATGCCCGCCAGGCCAGGTATCAGCGCTATTACAACCGAGGCAGCAACGCCAACTGGAAAGCCATGAAGGCTTCTGACGCAAAGGCGGGCACGGCAATCGCCAAGTTCTTGGCCTACACCCTTTTGGTGATCACTGGACTGTTGATTGCGGTAGTCGCCGCCCAACTTGGCGGGTTCCATGTCTTCGTGATGTTCATCCTGACGAGCCCTCTATGGGGAGGCGCTGCCATCCTTCTGACTCTGTGGCGTAATTAGCCCAGCAGGTCTGCAACTCAACTGGGTTGTCAAGCTAACCTGCTCACATGAGCATCCTTAGCCAGATCCCCACGGGCGGTCTCCTGGATAAACCTAAAGGGCAGACCACTAGGTGCCAGGAAAGCGAAGAGTCACTTACAGAGCGTCTGCTGGCGGGGTTGCTCCCTGCCCAGAAGGAATTCATCGATGACGACGAGCATTTGATTCTGGGGCTCTGCGCTGGCTTCGGGGCAGGCAAAACCAGGGCTCTGTGTTGCAAAGTTGTGATGCTTGCGATGCAGAACCCGGGCAAAGTCGGCGCAGTTTTTGAACCCACGCACATCCTTTTGCGTGACGTTTGGATGCGCAGCTTTGACGATTTTCTAGAGGAATATGAGATTGAACATGACTTCCGGGTATCACCTCAACCGGAGTACATCCTGCACCTACCCCACGGTTCTACAACGGTCCTCTGCCGCGCAACTGAGACGTGGAATAGAATTAGGGGCCAAAACTTAGCCTTTATTTGTGCAGACGAGATCGACACATCTCCACCAGACGTTGCACAAAAAGCGGGCGAGATGTTCTTAGCTCGTCTTCGTGGAGGTAAAAAACCCCAGCTGGCAGTGGCGAGCACTCCCGAAGGATATAAATGGATGTACTCAACGTTTGTTGAGGGTGCTGAAAACGAAGACCGGCGACTAATTAAAGCTAAAACCACTGACAACCCTTATCTACCAGAGGGTTTTGTCGACAGCCTTTACCAAAACTACGACCCAAACTTAATTGCGTCGTACGTTAATGGCGATTTTACGAACCTGACGGCGGTAACTGTTTATCACCCGTTTGACCGTGATAAGCACTATACCGACGAACAAATACGCGATGATGAGCGCATCTTTGTAGGGATCGACTTTAACGTCGGGGCCTGTTTTCTCCAGTTCGTCGTCAGGCGTGGGGACGAGTTTCATATTGTGCAAGAGGCGTATCCAAAAGATACTCCCGCTGTCGTTAAGTATCTGCAAGACAACTTCCCGAAGCATGTAACCAACGGAAATCTGGTGTGTATTCCTGACGCAGCTTCTCGACAGCGCACGACCACCAATGCCAGTGAGTCAGACCTATCCCTGCTTAAAAAGGGTGGGTTTGTGGTGAAGAGTCAGAGCGCCAACCCAGCTGTCGAAGACAGAGTCAACTGCATCAACGTGTTGTTGCTGGCGAATCGATTGCGAGTGCACAGCCGCTGCAAGTATCTGATCAAATCGTTGGAACAGCAGGCTTACGCGAGGAATGGAAAACCGGAGAAAGGCATCGGCGGTGTCGAAGACGTGTCGGGCCCAGTCGACGCTCTGGGTTATTGCATTCACTACCTGGCACCTCTGCGCCGATATAAGGCGGGCGGATCGCAGATTCGAGTTTGGTGATCAAATTAGACTGGGGCAACCTGTCCCAGTTGGGTAGCTAGTAAATGGCTCAAATAAGCGGCTCGACTTATCCGAACCCTTTTGGACCTAACCAGCCCCCGTTGATCAACCTGGGCGGTCTGACGGGGAAACCCGACTTGGTGAGCCCTGCTGAGTTCGTTGCCGACGATCCCAGTGCCCGTAACGGTGCAGTACTGGAGATGATGCAACGATGGCGAACGATAAACATCAACGTCGGCGGAACAAACGCGATTCGATATAACGCCGAAGAGATCATCCCGCGCGAGCCGAAGGAACCGGACGACGCATATAAACGCCGAATTTTCCATGCAGTAATGCCGCCTTTCATTCAACGGCTGGCATCACAGGCAGCGGGCACTATTTTGCGCCGTGGCGTTCACCTCGAAGGTGGTGATGAGGCGTATTGGGAGGAGTGGGCCAAGAACGTCACAGGTGACGGCACACCGCTGAACGAGTTCTGCCGAGAGCTGCTGATCGACGCGCTGCTTTACGGCCACAGCTCGGCTTTGGTCGACTACAGCAACGAGGCTCAGCCTGCGACTTTGGCCGAAGAGCTGGCCATGGGTCGCAAGCCTTATCTAGTGCGCGTGGGTGCCCAGCAGATCCGAGGGTGGCGAACTGTCGATAACCGGCACCAGGCCCCATTGACGATGGTCAGGTATCACGAAGTCGTCTCTGAGCCGAAAGGTGCGTTCGGCGAAACGCTGGTCGATCAGATCCGCGTCATCACTCCCGAGGGCTATCAGATTTGGCGAAGCGGCACCGGCACCGGTCGCCAAGAAGGTTGGCAGTTGTATGAGTCCGGCGAGCACACTGCAGGAGAGATTCCGCTCGTGGCCGTCTACTCAAACCGGGTAGCCACTCTGGTGAGCAAACCGCCTTTGGAAGAGTGCGGCAATTTGGCAATCGCCTATTGCCAGCGTTTCACTGATTACATGCACAACGTCCACTGCGGCGCTCTCCCAATCCTCGCTCTGAAAGGATTCGACCCTGATAACAACGATCAGGAGCTGGGAATCTCCGTGAACACGGCGATTTTGCTTCCGCCTGATGGCGATGCCGAGATTGTGTCACCACCGTCTGATTCCTACAACGCTCAGCTGGCCTGTTTGCAGACGTTGGAGGAGCAGATCAGCACGCTGGGCGTAAGCACGCTTGCGAAGCAAAACCTCACGAATTCAACCGCCGAAGCCAAGCGCCTGGACCGAATCGACAGCGATTCGATCATGGCAATCATGAGCGAGGATCTGCAGCGGGCAATCAATGACATTTTGAAAATTGCAGGGCAGTATGCAGGGAAGGAACCACCAACGGTTTCTATTCCCCGCGACTACGAGAACCGTCTCCTGGACGGCAATCAGATCACTGCAATGCTGCAACTGCAGATGCAAAACCAGATCAGTCAGGAGACGCTTTTGCGCATTTTGCGTGAAGGCGAGGTGCTCCCGCCTTATGTCGACATTGATGAGGAGATTGTCAGGACTAAGGATGAGGTTGACG